GGAAACGGCGGCAAAATCGGCATTGGCGACATAACGTCGCAGCAGTTGTACGACGACGACGGCAAACCGTACACCGGCAAGTTTCAGAAGGTCGCCGGTTACACCGGTCTGCAACTGACAAACCTCCAGTCGATGGCGCGTATCGCGAACATTACCGAGGACAGCGGCAAGGGCCTTACCGACTCGCTTCTGTCTCAACTGATGGCGAAATTCCGCGTCGGCGAGGAGCCCGACGTTATCCTGATGTCGAGGCGGTCGGCCCGCCAGTTGCGGGACTCGCGAACGGCGACCAATGAGACCGGCAAGGAAGCGCCGATCCCGAAAGATTTCGACGGCGTGCCGATCGAGCGGACCGATTCGATCGTCGATACCGAAACGCTCCTGACCGCCGCGGGAACGTAATCCCCGCCGGCGTTGTCTTGGCTGATAGCTGATAGCTGATAGCTGCTTGAGCGAAAGCAATGACCTCGATTCTCCAGAAAGGCGCCCTGGCCCTGGCGGCCGCCACATCGCAGACTTGCGGGCTGTCGATAACGTACCGGCGCGGCGACAACGCCGTCGCCGGCGTGTCGGCGGTCGTCGGCCAGACGCCCTTCCGGATCGACGACGCGGCCGGCGCGTCGATCGTTTCGAGGCATCGCGATTTTATTTTCGACGCCGCCGACCTGGTGATCGACGGGGCCGCGGCGACGCCCGAGCGCGGCGACGAAATCGACCAGGCCGACGGCGCCGGCGATACGGTAACCTACCGCGTGACCGCGCCGGCCGGCGAGGCGCCCTGGCGGTACGTCGACGAGGCGAACGCGCGGATTCGCGTTCATACGATCCGCGCCGAATAGGAACCATAAAAAAAATGTCGGAATACGTGCGAATAAGAGACTGCCGCGCCGCCCGCGACCGATGCGTCGTCCGGGCGGCCGGCTCGTGGAAGGGCTCGACGCTCGTGGTCGTGTTTTTGTCGATCGCCGCGGCCCTGGCGTTCGTCGGCGGCATGGCGATCGCCAACGCCGAATCGCTCGAATCGAACCGCCGCGAGAACGACCTGATCCTCGAACGCCTCGACCGGATCGAGCGGCTCTTAATTGACCGGGCGGACCTTCGACGAAGGATCAACGATGGCCAATAGTTCGACATTGACGGCCGCCGCCGAGGCGGTCAAGGACGCCCTGAACGGCGCGCCGGACGGTACGTTCGACGCGGCGTTTACGGCCGTCCGCGCCTACGCGCCGGTCTATACGGTCGAGGCGCTAAAAACGCTGCGCGTGACGGTCGTGCCGAAGGCGATCGTCCGCGACCGCGCGACGCGCAAGAGCGACGATCTTACCGTGTCGATCGACATCGCCGTCCAGAAGCAGTTGACCGCGACCGACGACGCCGCGCCCGGCCGGATCGATAACGCCGAGGCCGACGCCCTGATGGCGCTCGTCGAGGCGATCGCCGTATATTTTCGCGCCGCCCGCGTGCCCGGCTACGCCGCCGCCGCGTCGATGTCGATTGAAAACGATCCCGCATGGTCGCAGGAACACATGGCCGAGAAGCGATGTTTTACATCCGTGCTGACGTTAACGCTGCGAATCAACCAGGAAATCGAATAACGACCGGGAGGTCGAAAAATGGCCAATTGGAACGAACTTGTACTCTCTCGCCTGGCCGCGGTCGAGACGGCGACCGCCGCGCTGGCGGCGATCGTGGCCGGCGGAAAAATCCCCGTCGATATCGGCTCGTCGCTGGTGAATGTCGACATGGCGACCGTGGACGTGAACGCCCTGATCGCCGGAATCGCCAACGGAAAGACGCTCAGCGACCTCGACTCGACGACCGGGGCGGTCGCCGCGGCCGTGATCGCCGGAATCGCCGACGGAAAGACGCTCGACGACGTGGTCGACGCCAACGGCAATATCCTATCGGCGATCTGCCCGTCTCATCCAGTGCCGCGGGCGGCGGCGACCCTCGAGAACGATAACTGGAATGAAGCCTTTGTAATACCGGAACACTGCGTCGCGTGCCGGATCGTATTTGACAAGAAGGCGTATTGCGTGGCCGGAATCACCGGCAACGACCCCGCGGAGAACGGGGCGCCGTTTTACGCCAACCTGCGATACCCGCTCATCATCGGCGCCGACGGGACGAACAACCGCGTTTTTGTCAAAAACGGCGACGCCGGCCAGAACGTGACGGCCGAGCCGACGTTTTTCTGCACCCAATAGGCGAGAGTAAACGATGGCCGCGAGAACATTAAATCCGGCGCACGTCGCCCAAAATTTTTCGGAGTCCAAGTGGTCTCTTGCGGATGACAACGCGCAAGACCAGAGCCATCCCGTGGCGGGCGACGAGATCGTGTCGACCGCCAATTCGGGCAAGGTAACCTGTGATTCCGAATGGTTCGCCGATTCACTTTCGGCGACCGGCGCGTCGGAATGGGATTTCGTCGACTATGCGGCGACGCTGTCCGGGACGATGAGGCTCGACGAAATCACCGCCACGACGAGCAGGGCCGCGGCGACGTGGGACCTCGGCGGCCTGGAGATCGGCGCAAACGGATCGCTCACGACGGCCGACTCGCTCTACATCCAATCCGGCGGCGTGGTCGTTGACGGCGGGACATTGACGCTCGGCGGCGACCTGGAAATCGCCGACGGATCCCTGTCCATGACATCCGGCGAAATAGCGGACGGCGGTAATAACGTCACGGTCGCCGGCGGGATCGTCAGAACGGACGGCACGCTGACAATGACCGGCAATTGGGAGATGACTTCACCCGGCGGCGACCTGAAGCAGACAACGTATCTGTATCCCTTCCCGCAACTGACTATCGCGGAGGGCGCGACGGCAAACGTAACAGGCTATTGCTACGCGAAAAAATTTGTTATCGCCGGGTCCGTCACATCCACCGACGGTGATCTTGTGGCGTACAACTGCGCTAACGGCTGGTGGACGCAGACTGGAGCGGTAGCGTGTAATCTGCAGATATTCAAAGTGAGCTGTTGTCCCGGCGACGATATAACGCTCACAAACGCGAATCTGAGGGTGCAAACAAACGGCATCGACTCAATCACGATGGACGCTAACATTTCGTTGGGCACTGGTGATTTGTACGTGCGAGGCACGGGCAATAACGACGGTCCGATAGACAAGCAAACTCTCGATATGGCCACCTATAACCTGACCTGTGCGGACGTGGAGGTTGGTATGGCGACAGCAGTCAAGGGAAGTGGAGTCCTGAAATTTGGGAGCGGAGTACACAGCATCGCGTCTCTGTCGGCCGGTAATGCCGCGAATACCGGTAATGAAGCGCACATGGAGAATTGCACGCTTCTGCTTTCGGGGACGCTTGACGGCGACAACATCACAACGACTTCCGCCGGCGCAAACCTCCACGGCGGCACTATCCAAAACGTGACCTCGACCGGCATAATTCACTGTTGGGGTTCGACTGACGGCGGCGGAAACAGCGGCGATATCGCCCGCCACGGCGGCGGCGAAATCGGAAACCCCCTGTCGGCGGCGCTGCAACATGGAGGGCTGGCGGCGTGATCGGCGCGAAGTGCAAAACGCGGGCGAATTTCGAAAAGGTCGCCAAAGCCGCGGCCGCCGCGACGTACCGGAACCTGGCGCACGCCGCGGCGTCGATCCGGTCGATCGCCAGGCGGTCGATCCGCACGTCGCCGAAAGCCGCGCCTCCCGGCCGTCCGCCGCGGACGCGCGGGGCGCGTCGGCTGCGAAACGCGATCCTCTACGCCGTCGAGCGCGACATCGGCCGCGCCACGATCGGCCCGGACGCCGCTATCGCCGGCGACGTAGGCGGGGCGCACGAACACGGCGGCGAATACCGCGGCGGATATTTCGCCCGCCGCCCGTTTATCGGACCGGCCCTGGAAAAGGCCCGCCCGAAACTCCAAAAACAATGGGCCGACTCGATTAAATAAACAAGAAAAGGAACCTGAAAAATGGGAAAAAAAACAGGAAACGAGGCGAAACTGTACCGCAACGCCGGAACATACGACGTGCCCGATTGGGATGAGGTAAGCAACGTTCGCGACCTGACCCTGGGCGTTGAGAAGGGATCGACCGACGCGTCGACGCGCGGGGCGACATGGCGGCAATATCTCACCACCCTGAAAGACGCGGCGATCGATTGGCAAATGTTGTGGGACACGGACGACGCGGACTTTTCCGCGTTCCAGGACGCCTTCTTTAACGACAGCCAGGTCGAAATCGCGATCATGGACGGCGACATCGACACCGCCGGAAGCGAAGGCCTCCGCCTGACGGTCGACGTTATGAGCTTCTCGCGCAACGAACCGCTCGAAAACTCCCTGAGCGTCGACGTATCGGTAAAGCCATCGGCCGAGGCGTCCCACGCGCCGGCGTGGTACACCGTTTCCACCTGATAAAATTCTCGCCAGCGCCGCCGATCGTCCGCGCCGCGACCGCGGGCGGTCGCGGCGCGCAATTACCGCCGCAAAAGCAAAAAAAACACCCGGTGAAAAAATGGCACAATTCGAGGATATGGAAGGCCGGTCCTGGTCGACGGGCGTCACCGTCGCGACGCTGAGACGCGTGAAGGCCGCCCTCGGCGTCGATCTGCTGAGCCTGGCCGACGAATCATCGAGGCCCGAGGAAAACCTGCTATACCGTCTCATGTCGGATCCCTGCGTCCTGTGCGATGTCCTGTACGTCGTGTGCAAACCGGACCTGGACGCCGCCGGCGTGAGCGACGAGCAGTTCGGCGGGGCCCTTGGCGGCGACTGCCTGGCCGCGGCCGCCGACGCTCTGATCGAGGGGATCGTCGATTTTTTCCCCGACCCGCGCGACCGCAGCCGGGCGCGTCGCGCGATCGAGGCGATAAAGACGGTGACGCAAAAGGCGCACGACGCGCTCGACGCGGCCCTGGACCCGGCGGCGATAGCGGCGAGGACCGAGGCGATGGTGGCGGACCTGGCGGCGGTCGGTCGGACCGGATCTGGCGGCTGATCTACCGATGCGCCGGGATCCTCGGCATCGACCCGGGCCCCTGGACGCTCGGCGAACTGGTCGAGATGGCCGAGGCCCGCGAATCGGCGGCATGGACCCGGACGGCGACGGTCCTGGCGTTGATCGAATGCGTTAGCGCCGCCGGCAAGACGCGGTTCGACCCGGCGAAATGGAACCCGTTTTCGACGGCGGCCGAGCGTTCCGGCCGCGGCCGCGGCGAACCGATAACGGCCGCGACGATCGGCCTGTTGAAAGTTTTTGTCAAGAAGAAGAAGAAGAAATCGAAACCCAAACCCCGCAAAACGAAAGGCACATCAAAATGAGACTCCTGCAAATCTTAGCTATCGGTTGTATCGTGGCGATCGTCGCGGCCGTCCTGTCCGGATGCGCCGGCTCGATCGTGCCCGGCCTGCGCCTGGCGCCGGACGAATCGCAGAAGCAGTCGGCCGACGCGGCCGACTGCCTGGCCGGCCGCCTGGCCGCCACCGGCGCCAGACCCGGATCCCCCGCGGCGCTGGCGCTGGCCAAAATGACCCGCCCGGCGGCCGCTTACGCCGGGCGGCCCAAAACGCCGATCGACCTCGAACCGCTGGCGGCGGTCGAGGCCGGCCAGTGGCGGCATAAGGACGACATGGTGAGGGCCGCGGGCCTCCGCGACGATCTCCGCGCCCGGGCGATGGACATCGCCGTCGGCCGCATGGCGGACCTGGCGTCGATCCTGGCCGAAAAGAACGCGTCGACGGCGGCGATACTCGATCGATTCGCGGCGATCGCGACGGTCTCGCAGATGGCCGACGACCTGGCCGGCGTGATACCCGACCCGTCGAGCCCCGACGAGACGCGGTCGCCCGAGGCCGAGCGGATC